ACGTTGGTCAGATAGATTAGATAAAGATATTAATGCTGATCGTCTAACTCCACCCACAACGACAACATCCCCTGTTTTACAAACTATATCATGGCATTCCATAGAGGACAACTTTCTGCCTCTTGCATCCTTAAACTTATTAATTGTAAAATCAAACAGATCTACCAACGGCTGAGGCCCACTAGCCCTACCTCCAAAGGTTTTAAGTCTGGCCCCTGCAGGTCGTACTTTTGATACATTAATCTTAGGTATCCTTGCTGTATATAAGTAAGAAACAACATCTCTGAATGCTCTTGCCCAACCTTCTTTAGAATCAGTAACAGAAATAATATCATCTGTATATTCAAACTCTTGATCTGGAATAGTTGGTAGCTTATCTGCGTACTGTCTCTCTACAGAAAATCCTACTCCGGTGCCATTCATCAGTATATACAGCACTTCATCAAAAGCTTGAGGATTATCTATCGGTATATACGAACAGTTATAACTGGCAATGTTTTCTTTTTCCAGTGCTTTACCAGCAGTCATAAGTGCTCGCATACTAGGCATAACCTCTAAAGAAAGAATAGCATCCTGTGCATCCTCCCAAGTTTTTTCATCTACACCCCCTGTATTGTTACGAAAGAATACAAAAAGTCTATCTACTGTTTCCCTCCAACTCTCTCTTCTATTCTCTTCTGGTAGCCAACGTGAGTAACGTGACAGGTGTATAAACGATTGGTATTCTGTGGGTAAGTAATTTCCTCCCAATAATGATGCCATCTATTTTTCTCCATATTCTAGTTCTAATATTAGTTCTGCATAATGTATAATCTTCTTGATGTCCTCTGCACCATTCTTATTCCTGTGCCGAGAAACATACTTTATAATATTTCCTTCAAAAAAGTCAAGCTTATTTTTTGAAATATATTCAACAGGCATAATTTTAAAATTTTTATAGTGGTCACCGCCCACCTGTCTATCTGTTCCTTGTATAGAAGATCTAATCATAGCATCGTGGGTACTAAAATCACTTGTCTTCATCTTTATCTCCGAATAAATAAGTTATGTTTCCTTTATTTTTCTGTTTTGTTGGATTTGTTGGATTTGGTCTATCCATTAAAGTGTCTGTTACAGGAAGTTTTGTAACTTCTAATAATTCCCCCAGTATAATACTCTGTCCTCTTTCCTTTAATACCTCCATATCCTTTGTTAAATAAGATAAAACTCCTCTGGATAATGTGTACGCTAAATCCACACAATTAATACTTCTATTTGTATGGGTATCAAATATGGCTAAACTCACTCCCTCTTCTTTTTCTGGTTTAAGTAAAATAACGTACATATTTTTTGGTAGTTTATCTTTGTGTTTTAATAACTCCTCCTTATTCATTAAACCACTCCGGTGGAATAAATCCTTGACACCACATAAAGCCATACCGTTCACACCATCCAGAATAGGTAGTTTTAGATCCCTTGTACAGCTTATTCTCTGCTCTCATAAATAGAAACCTAATATCTAATTCTGGATGTTGTTTTTTTATTAACAGATGTTTTCCTCTATCTGCAGTTGTAAGTCTTCCTTTTGCCTCTATAAAAAAATTATTTATAGCAAAATCAGGAATATAAGTAGAATGTCTAACATAATCAATTTTCTCCGATTCGTATGTAAATTTAATATTTTTTTTAGCTAACGTTGCAGCAATAGATAATTCAAAATCTGAACGGTAGCCGTGATGACGTAGTACCATTATAGTCTCGGTGTGTGTTTGTAGATGATATCCTCAAACTTATCATTAAAGTATTTAAAAGTTTTTGGGGCTGATTGTTTAAGGATAGCTCTCTGCTCTTCTATACCAGTCCAATGTAATACAACAAGGCCACCTCGTTTTTTAGTGTGTGTTAATAAATTATTTAAGTCATGATCTATTTTCTCCATATGTTCTTCGTATCTGTCATCCTTCCATGGTTCATCTAAGTCAAAAGTATAAGTTAGGCGGATAGGTATGCTCACAGGATGATTACGTAATTCTTTTACTATACTATCCCCACCAAAAATTTTATCACACTCTGGATAAGCAAAATAAACATTTTCATTAAGGTAGCTGTCACCAATAGTTACTTCTGTAGAGAGATAAATCATATATCTACTTCCCTTTTCTTTAACTTGGTATACCAAATAAGAGGCTTTTGTGTTGCTTGTGTACCTACTCGTTTGAACATTTGTGCAGTAGGCCAGCATTGTAATTTATAATCACAGTAACTACAAACAGTGTGCATTAGTCTGTTTCCTGTAGATACTACCTCTCCTTTTCTTTTTCCATACTGTACACGGAAAGTTTCTTCTTTATCTTTAAATTCTTTTTTTAGTGGTTCATCTTTAATCATACGCCTAGCATTGACTTTGGCTTTAGATAGCTGTGTATCAGAATCTTCCTCTTGATAGTCGGGTGCCTCACAGACCGCCCACTCACCAGAAGCTTTATCTACAACTATCCATCCACCAAAGTCCATGCCCTTTGCTTTACTGTACAGGTATCCTTGCATAAGATACCCAAAGGTATCGTCTTCTTTTACTTTATTGTACCCACCAAACTCTCCTCCAAACTTCTTAGAGAATGCATAAGGGGATGCAGATTTTATATCCCATACTTTATTATCTATCACAACGTCAAGTGTACCCTCTAGTTTACAAACATCTAAATTCAAAGACACCTTTTCTTGTTCTGATTGTATATTGACTCCAGAAGATTTTAAAATAACCATAGCAATGGCTTCTATTATGTCACCGAACAGAAATCGCATAATGGAATTATACTGTATTTCTTTTTCTGATTCATGTTTATCATGCCACTGTTGACACATAGGTCTACCTAAGCCACTCATACGAAGTGTATACTTGCCTCTACCTCTAGAAAGTTGCTTAACTAATGCATCCCCACAGTTATTTTTAAATTCTTCTATAAGATCAGGATCTAGATCAATGCCTTCTTTAATGGCACGATCTAGTAATCCTTGCACTTTCATCAATATGGGATTAAACAAAGACTATCCCTTCGCTTCAAGCGTTTCACCAAAATCCGATAAATCACCAAGTTTAGCGTTTTTCTCTTTTTCTTCTCGCCACTGATTCATCACCTTATTATTGATGGCTTCTTTAGTCTCAAAGAACTTAGTCATCAATCCCTGATCACCTTCCCGTATATCAACAGTTTTATCTACTGCTAATATAGGAACAAAATAAGAGTTACCTCCCATTTTTCTTCTAGAAGTTGTGACTTTATTCAATGCGGTACACATGATTTGCTTTTGTCTAGCAATCGCTTTTATATGATCACTTACAGGTAAAAAGCTAGAACCACGAATGTACCATACAGAAGGAACTTCTTCGGACATATCTACCTTTTTTCCTTCTGCATCTACAGGATCAAGTAACCTGACTGTGTTATACAACACTTGGTTACATTTAACACTCTTATGCAATAGTTCTTCTGCACTACCCTTACTAACCTTAGCTAACTCATCTTTCGTCAATCTACCACAACGGAAGTTACCCTCTGTGTCATAGAAATCAGCACTAAGCGTTGGTGCTTGGATAGTTTGGCAACCAAAAGCTTGTTGCTCTGTATCCCAACGACTATAGGTATATAGTCTATAGAATATTCGCAACTCGGCTTCTTTTGCATAAGCAGTTTGCCCTGTCTCCGGTAATTTCAAAGCAAATTGACCACGAGGTATAGTACGCCCCTCATTGTCTTCTTCACTGTGATTTATGGAAAAACGAGGAAGGCCCTGATTTTCAGAGGCATTGCCTGCGTCTTGTCCAGTAAGTGCAGCAAGTTCTGCTACTGACATATTTGTCAAAGAAGGAACTACACTTGGTTTGGTCTTCATAACGTCTTGTGACATCATTGATCTCTCCTAAGAGTTATATTGTTAAAACATTATCCATGTTGAGCCAATCTTTACCTATCTTTAATTCAATACCAATTGGCATATCATAATTAATTTTATATCTTTTATAAGCTTCAGTTTTTATACTCAGCATAGACTCCGTTAAAATTTCAATCGCCTCTTTCTCCTCTTCAGGAAACACGTCAAGGACAATTGAATCATGTACGGTATTACATACTACAGACTTCATATCCTTGTCAACTAAAAATTTTTTTAAATTTATAAGAGCAAGAGGAAGTAAATCTGCAGTAGCAAATCCTTGTACAGGGTAGTTCTTTATTGCGGTAGCATATGTAGCACCACCGTGAAACATCCTACGCACGTCAGGAAAATAATAAACCCTACCAGAAGGAGTGGTAATTTTTCTCTCCTTGATGGCTTCATTTTGTAAAGCGACATGCCATCCAGCAATAGCTGAATATCGGGCCTTGAAAAGGTCGTAGTACGCAACTTCTTTTTCCGTTCCATATGTACCTCCGTATAATGGTTTAAATGTGTGGGCTTTTGCCTCTTGTCTAGAAACACCTAATGCCTTAGCAGAAAAGCTATGAACATCAAATCCTTTTTTGACATCTTCATATACTTGGGGATCTTTAGCAAGAAATCCGGCAACTCTAAATTCTAACTGACTATAATCACCTTCCAGCATCTTACCCCCTTCCCAACGAGATACCACACAAGCTCTCACAGGAAATGTACTTCCTCTTGGCATATTTTGAAAGTTTGGATTACGAGAAGATAATCTTCCTGTAGCCGTAACACATTGCATATAGTGAGGATGGATAAAACCTTTTGCATCTAATCCCTTTTCTATACCATCAACAAATGTTCGCAAATATGTGCCAATTGCATTGTACTTAATATATGCCTCAATAAATCTTTTTTGTTCGCCATTAGCGGATAACGCTAAAGTTTCTAAAGTAGGTCTATCCGTTTTAAAACCGTGTGTACTGACATCATAGGAATTTCTAGGAATCAGTTTAAATCCCCCAACATTTCCTAGTGGTTTAAATACTAATCCTTCAGCATTACAATTTTTACATAATCGTTTAGCTTTCCCTACCGTACCATCTTTCTTTACTAGATTAACATATCCTTTGCCATGACAAGCCGAACACCTTTCAGATTCTGTTTGCTGTACAACCTCTGTATTAACTCTAACTTTTCTTACAAAATTATCATGGCTGTACCTTACCACTCGTTTCTTTTTCTTGGCATTGCCTCTTTGTTCATATCCCAAATTAAATGTACTTGCCCAATACTTTTTATTTAACACTGCTCGGCTGTACAAAACTTTTGATCTATCCTCTGGGCTGTCTAAATTAATAGGAGTATCACCCATAGTCCTCTTAACTTCTTCATCAAGAAATTCATGTAACTCATTGTATTCATTATGATATTGTTCTCTAATTTCTGTAAGAGCTTCTGTACTAACTTTCATACCGGCATTTTCCATTTCGGTAAGAACTTGACACATTTCATTCATCATAGTTATGGTTGGTGCAAGGCCATCGGAAACAGTCTCTTGTTGTGCTAAGTATAATTGTTTTGTTATTTCTACATCAGCCCTTCCATATTCTTCTACAACATGCCAAGGAATACTATCAAAGGATACACCATCTTTTATATATTGTTCTGTTAAATCTGTTCGCTTTTCATCTAGGCCATGTCTTTTCACAGATTCAGCTAGAGACAGTGGTACTTTGTCCCCACCGTGTATAACATACTCTGCTATCATAGTGTCATAAAGTTTTCCTGTATAGGTGAAGTTACAAGCAAGTAGCCACTTGAGATCAAATTTAATGTTATGCCCCACTAGTATGTCGGTATCGCCTAGAACTTTTTGCAATATAGCAAAGCCATTCTCTGTAGGTTCTTTCTCTGTGTGAGTAAAACAAATGTAACCTGAATCAGAATCTATAGTATCATACCCAACAGACACTAGCATGTTTCCTGTATAAGG